ATCTCAGAGGGGAATCTTCCTGCCTGGGAAGATCTACCAGTATCTAGCGACACAGTGGCAGGTATCGCCCAAGTGGACGGCACGACAATTATCTCTACAGAGGGGGTTTTGAGCACAGATGAAAGCGTGGTCATCAACCCGATGACAGCTGCTGGCGATTTGATTGTTGGGGGTGAATCTGGAGTCCCTGGTAGATTTGGCATTGGTAATGCGAATCAAATATTAGCTACCAACAGCGCTGCTGATGCCCCGGTATGGATAGATAATTTACAGTTCGCTAATCCGATGACCGGTATAGGAGACATGATTATCGGTGGTACTTCTGGTGCTGCAACAAAACTGTCAGCTGGGACTGATGGATATTTATTGAAGATGTCATCTGGATCGCCGGCTTGGGCCCCGAATATTAATTATGTGGACTTCCTTACCACTGATTGGGTGGTAGATGGGGCAAATTTTTCTTTGACAATAGCTGCCTCTGCTCTTCCATTCGGCGGATCGCGCGATCTTCTATTGCAAGTGTCGGATGCTAGCGGGAATCTTGTTAATATTAACAGCGCGATTAACGAGTCCGGGGATATTATCCTTACATCAAATTCTACATTCGATGGTAAATTGTTAGTGTCTGGTGGGGCATCTGGTGAGATTAGCACATCAGGGGGCGGTGTCTGGACAAAATTATACACCTCTGTGCCAACAGAAGCAGATGCTGCTTCCGTAGAGTTCGTTGATATTTTCAGCGATGATTATACGAAATATCGTGTGTACTTCGACATCGGGTGTAAGCTAGGTTCTGGTCAGACTACTACTACGTTATTAGCATTAGCTGGGCCAGCGGGCGCCACCCCAACATACTACACATCTGATTATAACGGATGTTTATATTGGAACTCAAACATGGGCAGTTCTAGTACTGGTGTTTTTTCTTCGACCATTAGAAGTTATAATTTTAGTGCCTATACAAATTTTATGTTTCAGGCGTTGACTATGGATCAGGCACAGGGTGTGTTCCGCGGATATATGGAGATTGAGCGCAATAGTGGATTATGGAATGCGATTATTCGTTGGAGCAGAAAGACAGAGCTGCTAACATATCCAGCGCCTAACCACGGAATGTCTACTTGGTACATAGAACAGCCAGTGTCTGCGTTGAAATTTTATGATAGTAACGCAAACAACACGATCATGGCAGGTGCTCAAATCACTGTGTATGGTATAAAATAAGGATAAAAAATGATAAAATTTGTTAATGGACAACCTGTTGAGCTCACTACCTTAGAGCAAAAAGAGCTACTATGTAAGAAGGCTGCTTGCGTAGCTATTCAAGACGAACTTTTAGCTAATAATATACGTTTCAGAAGGAATGAATTATTAGCTGAGTCTGATTGGGCAGTCTGTCGTGCACTAGAGACTGGTGCATTATTCCAAGAGCTAAAAGATTATAGGCAAGCATTGCGCGATATTACTGCACAAGAAGGATTTCCTAGTGATGTAATTTGGCCAGTCGCACCTAAATTTTAATAGGAGATAATATGGGATATTTTAAGAATGAATTAAATTTAATAGAAGTAGCGACGATCGATACTCCTGCTTCTGGTACAGTTAGTGTATATTCTACATCTGATGGACTGAAGGTAATGAGCGACGATGGCGCTTCTGTATTACTTGGCAATGGTCACGTAATCAAAGATGCTTCTAGCACATATGCCCAACAGCCTACCATGAAGTTTACTGGTGGTTGCTCGGTAACTAACGATGCTGAGGACAGTGAGACTGTGATCAATATGTCTGACCCGAACAAGGCTGATCTGGTTGACGGGGTAGTTCCTGCTTCTCAATTACCGTCATATGTTGATGATATTATTGATCTAGTAACGGTAGCTGCTACTGCACCGACTGAGGGGCTAACAGATGGATGTAAGTATTACAATACTGTTAGCAATCTGGTATTCACTTACGACCTAGGTGAGACATCCTGGGACGCTGGGGAGCCTGGTGAGCTTAGTAAGATCTATGTCGCAGTAGATACTAATTACTGCTATCGTTGGAGCGGATCTGTCATGGTAATAATCACAACCGGGCCGTACACCTTCTCTACAGGGCTAACAGATACCGGCGGCACAATCACCGTTGATACTGCTACGTTAACAGGCACGATTGCTTCTGGTCAGACTGGATGGCCAACTGGTGGTAGCGTATATACTTCAGTTACTGGCAGGGCTGATACAGATTTGTCGAATCTATCTGCTACCGGTCTGGCAAAATTTGCTGCAGTTCCGTTGATAGCTGATGTGGCATCTTCTTCTGGCACGTTGACATTGAATCTATCTGCTGCTGAGGTGTTTACCACGACGATCACTGAAGACACGACTATAGCGATATCTAATGCTAAATCAGCGCCGATATTCAATAGCTTGTTGTTGCGGATCACGAACGGTGGGGCATACACAGTCAACTATCCATCAGGGACGAAATATAACAACGGGATACCTCCTGTTCTTAGCGTGGCTGGTACGGACCTGCTCGTCCTGCATACCGTCAATGGTGGCACAAACTGGGACTGTATACAGATCGCACAAAACTTATCATAAAGCTGGAGGGAATTAACGTGATACCATTTTACTGTACAACGAAGAATATAGACGAGACAGACAACTCTGCTCAGTTCTTGATTGACACCACAACATATAAAAAAGTGAAGATCGGCACAGTATCTGGTTTCACGTATGGGTACATAGTCAATTGGGGGGACGGGACTGTCACCTCGCATACCACTTCTGCGATTCCGAGTCATACATATTCAACTGATGGTGATAAGACGATCACGATTACTGGTAGATTCCCAGCAATCTCCTATGGGATCTACGGTAATACCACTAGCGAGCCGGTGTTAAAAGAAATATTATCGTGCAAGTTAGTCTTTACCGGTACTGGATTAACGGACGGATTCCGTGGGTGTACTCTATTGACATCTATACCATACGACATGTTCTATTGCTCTCCTAGTGTTACAACATTCTATAATATATTCTATGAATGTTCTGCATTAACTGAGATCCCTGAGCATCTGTTTGATAAGAATACGCAGGTCACGGTAAATGGATTTCGTGGAATATTCGCTAGATGCCCTTTGTTGACCTCAATCCCTGCGCACTTGTTCGATAATAGCCCGCTTGTCTCTACGGATGGGTTTAGATCAGCTTTTAATTTATGTAGGGGTATAACTAGCATCCCGGCGGACCTGTTTAAATACAACACGCAGGTGTCTACTAGCGGGTTCCTTTCTACATTTTCTGGATGTTATGCACTGACTAGCATTCCGAATGACCTATTTAAATACAATACGCAGGTGTCTACTATCGGGTTCTTCCAGACATTTTATAGCTGTATTAGTTTAACATCTATACCAACTACTATAGATTTCTTAGGAGCTGCACCTATAGCCACAACAAATGTTGCCAAGATGTTCCTCGGCTGTTCTGGGATCACAGGAGCATTGGCAGAGTTCTGGAATTTATACGATACCACTAGCTGGACAAAAAATGACTGTTATTCTGGGTGCATAAACGCTACTAACTTTGCTGCTGCCCAGGCCGCTGGATTTGCTGCTTAACAGGATTTATTATGGCCTTGAAAATAGAAGATTTAATGCCGGACGCTAGAACATCTAGCTATCCATCTTATAGGATTCGCTGCTTCAGTCCTGACTTCCCGGAGTTCAACTCAGATATTGCCGCGGCAAGTCTGCAAAACGTCCCTGCATCATATATTTGCTATAGTTATTGGTATATTCAGTCACTGACAGTGAGCTATACGTACGTGTTAAATGGATATGAGGTTAACCGAGAAATCATCGCTACAACTACTAAGTTGCCAAAGGACCGTTGGGACTCTTCAGCTATTATTTACTACAACGACACAGATCCAGTTACTGCTACAGACTATCATATTTTCTATGATCTTACCAAGGTCTATTATGACCCGGTCAACAAAGGGGTTTATGGGATGCGATTGGAAATAGAAGAAGCGGATGCTTATGGCTCACTAGCTATTGGATTCACGCCGGTCCCTGGGAAGGGGCACATCGCAGCTACTACAGAATTTTTGAAAGCTCCTGTGACATTATATTTAAGTTACGACACAGAATTTATCACTAGCGCAAGTTTTTCTGATCTTTCTATCACCATGACACCATGGGAAGAATCCGAGGAATAGTTGTCTTTATGCGAATCTGTTAGTTACTAGTGATTCTATTACGTCCACTAGGAAAATATACTCAGATTCCTGCATTAATATTAACTGCTCAAGATCATACCCGATTAGGCGCATAATTTTCTCGTTTTTTATTGATGATAGTAATGCCATCAATTGCCCTGCTTCTTTGCCCAAAACTATAGTTTTCATAGTAAAGACATAGTGCACATTGCGAACCGATTGTCAATTAATAGTTAGGCACGGCTACTGCTATTTTATTTCATATTATTGCTTTACTTGATACATTTGTAAAATATTATTAAATAAAACGTAAAAAATGCAGAAAGGCATAACATTTTACGCCAAACACGCGGAAGCGGGAACGGCGGGATACAAGGATGAGGTAGTACTAATCGGTAACGATGCATTGATTAGGATGAATCCGACATTTGCAGGCTGTCCAATCTATATTGAGCACATCTTGGACGACGTGGAAGACGTCAGAGATGGATCAGTAGGAATAGTAGAAGAGTCATTCTTCAATCTGCCAGACGGGGCCCATTGGTGCAAAATATTAATCACGAGCGAAGATGCTCTAAATGTGATTAAACAGGGATATCAAGTTAGCAGTAGCTATTACAAGACTGAATATGACCCAACAGGAGGGACAAAGAACAATGTTCCATACAATTCAGAAGTGATAAATGGCGACTATGACCACTTAGCATTGGTGAAAACGCCGCGCTATGAGAGCTCTGTCATCCTAACCCCTGAAGCGTTCAAAGCATACAATGCTGAGCAGTTAGCGGCCGTTGAGAAGGTGCGCAACAGCAAGGAAGAACCAATTTTACAAACAGGGAAAACGATGGAGAACGAGTTGATCGATATTGATGGCGATAAGCTGTCACTGGACGATTTGATCGGAAGGTATCGCGAACTAAAATCTAAAATCGAAGAACATAAAGTGTTCGAAGCAGAGGAGGATAAGAATCGCGCAGAATACGAGCAGATCGAGCAAAAAGAGGAAGCTGTGATGGATAGCAATAATGGTGAACAGACCATTGCTAACATTTCAGAAGTAGCAGCGCCCAGCGAGATGGACGATCTAGACAAGCGTATCGCAGCAGCGGTAGCTAAGCACTGGGAGATGTGCTCTAAAGGAGCAGTAATCAGTGAGCAGAAAGATGCGCCATACAAAGATGAGCGCGTAGATAATTCTGTAGTTCTTGAAGAACAGGACGAGTCATATGCCGAGAGCGTAATAAATGCGCGCCTGAAGGCGATGAACTCTATGGATTTCAGTGATTATGAAACACGTGACGACAGATTGGAACGTGGAAATAAATATTAATTTAACAATTTGGGAGAGATAAAAAAATGAGTTTTGGATTAAATCTAAACATTGGACCACGCCCAGTAGCCGTTAGGGGTACTTTGGATCAAGTATCGGGTGCTGGACAAAATAGTGAGGCATGTCTTGTCGACTCGACAGTAGTCGGGACGATATATTCAGGGGATGCTGTATCGTTAGTAGCAACAAGTGCTGGTGGCATTCCACAGATAGCAAAATATGTAGAGGGATCAACTGCCCCATACGGATTTTGTGCTATGGATGGCGTCAACGTAACATTCGTTGCTGGTGATCGTTGCCAAGTAGCGCATACAGGCAGCTTAATGTTCTGTGAATCAGGAACAGCGCTCAATGCAGGTGTTGATGTATCGTATGATGTTGAATCAGGCACGATAGTAACCCCAGCAATCGCAACTTCTGCACAGTGGAAATCGGCGGATATTTCTTTGAATGTCGCGAATTTCAAGGATGTGGATAATGGCGAGTTAGCACTTAAGAAGGGAAGCGATGCACAAGTAGCAATTACTGGGCTAGACTTCACTGGCAAAAAGACATTGGCACAGATCGCAGCAGTAATCCAAGCAGGAATTACAGCAGCAACTGCCCCATACACGATAATGGTAGATGCTATCGGTAATCGTTTGGTAATCACTGCAACAACAGCTGGTTCAGGTGGTAGTTTCGCGATGGAAGCAGTATCTGGCGGTTCAGGTACAAGTCTATTAGGAGCCACATATCTTAATAGTGAAGCAGCAACACAGGTAGCAGGTACTACAAGCGGCGCAGTATGCGGAAAATCATACGAAGCAGTCTCTGGTAGCGGTCTGATGTTCAGAGTAAAACTTAACTAATTTTAAAAATACACCTTGGGAGAGGGAAAAATGGCAAATTCAATACTTAAATTAAATTCGCGCGAGCAAAGAGTGTTCAATGCACTAGAGGCGCAAAATGCGGCATTAGGAACAGAAATTCCTATTAAATTTTTAACACAAATATTAGCAGAGCCTTCTCGTCAGAAGTTCACACAAGTGAAGCTGAGCGACTACTGCAAAATAGATATAGGAACAGGAGCTTGGGCCCCAGCAGTCTTGAAACCACTCGTTGTAGCATCTGCTGGCGATTGGGATAGCGGTGTAATCGACACCGGGTCAGACGGCGCACGTATGGCACAAGTAACTTCTGGTATCGGCACAATGACATTCCCAATTATTCCTTGGGGGAAGAGAATGTCCTGGTCAATTCCTGAGTTGAAAAAGTATGCCTTGATGAATCTTGAGCCGATAGTCGAAAGAAAATGGGCATTGGAGAAAGATTGGCAGACCGGATTGCAAGACAAGTTCTTCTGTGGCAGCACAAAGTACAATCTAGCTGGATTGCTCACAAATTCGCAAGTATATACCGACACGTCAGTGCTCGGAGCTAACACGAATTTTGGTGATTTGTATGATTCAGCATTCCAAACAGCCGTTGTCAAGATGATGACATTGTTTGATAACGTATCGAACAGAACAGCAGTACCAGACAGGTTCGTTGTCCCATTAAGCGACTATCGTAAGATGGCATCGTTCACTTCTTCAACATACCAGAACTATACCAAGTTGCAATACTTGACAAATATGTTCAAGGACCAAACAGGCAACCCTGACTTCAAGATATTGGGCTCCCCATATGCTGACGCAGGATTCGGTTCACTCGCAAAGAACAGATACGCTTTGTATAATTCACAACCAGACTCCATGGTATTTGGAATCCCAGTTGATTTAACATTCACGCTATATAATAGCTTGGATAACTTCTGGTTCAATTCTATCGGATACGGCGAGATCAGCGGTATGCAAATGTACTATCCAAATCAGTGCATATACTTCGAAAGCACCGCTTCATAGTGTAAACAATTCGTCATACAACGTACTATGTCTTCAATAGAAATAACAGTTTCGGATTTTAAAGCGCAATTTCCCAACGATTTTAATTATTTAGAAATTTGGCTGCCAACTAGTTATTCTATTGGAGATGAAGTATATTTTACCACTAATCAGAAGTTCTATACTAGTCTAATTGATGACAACACAGAACTACCAACTGATGAAGAATCTTGGGAGCTCACCGAAGATTCCGTGAAAAATTATATTTCTGACGCGCAGATAGAAAACGCGATGGTCGAGGCGAGCACGATATATAACGAGAGCCTATTCTCAACAGACGCTACAAAGAAGATGGGACTCCTATATCTTACCGCGCACTTCTTAGTGATCGACCAAAGAAACATGCTGAGCGGGGGCATAGCCTCAACGCCAGGGTTCATATCCTCTTCCAGGAAGGCAGGGGAATTATCAGAGACTGTTGCAGTCCCGAAAATATTCATGAACAATCCAGTATATGGTATGTTTACTCAAACAGGATATGGCGCAAAATATTTACACATGATCCTGCCGAGATTAGTCGGCGCATGTATGGCATTGCCTGGAATTACATTACCGTGAGTTTCTCTTTCGATCTTAGCAGGCTATCAAGCCTAATAAACAACTGCTCACATCCGCCGCACGTCAGTGTCGGTATTCATGAAGAACAGGGCGGCCAAATACATCCAATGTCCGAGGAGCATGAAACAGTGGCGAGTATCGCGCTGAAACATGAATACGGAACAAACGATTTTCCGTTGCCTACACGTTCGTGGTTACGCAACTCATTAGAGCTAGAACATATTTTACCAGCAGTGCAAATGGTAACTAAGCGAATGTTCTTAGGATATACTCCATTCCGCCTAAACATCATGTTCGGCAGAGAATTAGTATCTGTTGTTAAACAAGCATTTGATACCGCAGGCTACAACACTTGGGAGCCGCTATCGTTAGAGACAGTACGCGCACGTCTTGCACGTGGTGTCACATCAATTTCCCCGCTACTAGATACGCACACCTTGAAAAACAGTATAACTTTTAAGGAGGTAAAAAATGGCACAACCGCAATTAGTTAATGCGATCAATGGCTGGCTGACCAGCATAGAAATGTTATTGGTCACGCAGACAGTCGATAAAAATGGATATGTTACAGAAAAATTCTCTCATATAAATTTCAGGGGATGTGTTACCCCAGCAATCACAGCGAAGCACCTGATGCTTTCTAAGCAGGGGCAGAGATCATGGTCGCGCATTAGAATTTTCATGCCGTCCACAGAACTGTCGCTAAATGTTTCCGACTGCTTAATCTGGAATAAGATGAGGTTTAAAGTAGTAGAATATTCCGATTTCTCACAAAACGGGTTTAAGCAGTACCTGGCTATTCAAGATTATATTACTGAGGAATAATATCATGTTGCTATCACCAGGATACAAATCACGAAACATCACTTTCGTTAAATATGCTAGTCGCCTATGCGAATCAGCGATCTGGGAATGCCCATTTTGCCATAAGCACTTCAAAGAAAAGGTAGAAAATGTTCTATATAATAGTACATTATTTTCATGCGGCTGTGTGTCTTCAGAGGAAGCATTAAATATTTATTATGATAGGTTCAAGAATGCATATCCTGCATGTAATAGCCTGATTCTGCGATCCTGCCAGCGTGCAGGGATTACCTATGGCATGTTTAAGAGCTTCTTAAAGGATGATAAGTTTAAGTCTATCATAGAAGAATTAGATGAGGCCAAACGAGATCGGTTCGAAGAAGCATTTCTACAGAAAGTTGACGAGGGCAATATTCGCGCAATAGAAATTGCCATGAAATCGAAATTCATGGCAAGCAGAGGTTATTGTCCGCAAACTGCGGAAAATGATCAAATTACATTAGATCTTGGTGAAAAAATCATCAACGATCTGTGATTATCTTTTTGCTAGACTGTAGAAATCAACATCGTAGCTATCAGTATTATCTACACTAGCATCTTTCTGTGCTAATTTCTGTGAATGTTCTGATTCGCCAGTGCTAACTACAGTGCCGTTTTGGCGGTCTTCTGCGAATCCACCATTGCGTGGGCAGAATGAGAAACTATCACACACTATGCGGATCTTTTCGCGCTGCATATCTGTTTTAGCGTCCTTCCATTGCTCCATTTTCAAGTGGCCGACAATAATTATCGGTGATCCAACATTAGAAAATTTAGAAATCGACTCAGCATTGCTTCCCATTGCCGTCACATCTATGAACAGCGTCTCGGTCTGCATCTCGCCCTTCGAGTCCCTATATTTACGGTTACTGGCTAGACGGATATCTAGAACTTTAGTCCCACTTGGCAATGTGCGAAGAGTGAGTGGGCTGACTACATTGCCCATTATTACTACATTATTTAACGACATATATTCTCCTTTTAAAACAAAAATAGCGGGGTTTCCCCCGCGATTATATATAACAGTCAGTTGGTAAAATTACAAGCACAAACTAAGCTTCTATCAAAACATTTATGATGACAGAATGTATTGCGCCAGCGGTCTTCAAGGCAACTTGTACCAATGGTGCCTTACGCGCTTCGCGGTCTGCCTGCGACTGCATAGAAATAGGCAACGAATAAATATAATATCCTACTTCTGTAATGTTTTGTTTAAATGTTACAGGATCGCCGAATGTGTCGGCAGAATTCCAAGTGCCAGCCGCACAATAGCCATTCCGTACAAATAATTCTAACACGCGAACAATGATAGACTTGATTGAGTCCATCCCTGCTTCTGTTTGAGGAATCTTTGTATTTGTTGTTGCTAACAGATTGAAAACATCAGTTTGAAGCGCGAACTTCAAGGCAATCATATTATATACATCATCAAAATATTTGTTAGCACCAGTAGAGAATGTGCGAGAAATACCGCCAAGATTTAGATACATGTCACATCCAGCAGCCTTGATCAAAGTGAAGGTTGTTTGTGTGATTGTAGTATCCGCTATAACGTTAGTTAGTGCTTTCAAATGCATCGTTTGACATGTGCTCGCACCAGCGAAATTAGTTGAGAACGCGCGGCCCATGTAAGCTGCAGCGAATAATAGCCCATCGGCAAATGTACTATAGTATAAGCAGCGTGTCTTTGACTGACTAGCAGCTACAACTGCACCGCCAACAGCAGAATAATTAAATTCATCTACTGGCAATATCCAGATATGATCAAGTGCCTGGATAGCTGAAGAAGCAGCGGAGATTGCCGTGTTTTCTAAACGAACGTTAGTCAGGAATCCTACTGATTGGAATAATGCGTCTGCACGAGCAAGCATCTCTGCTACTGTTTCGCCAGAGCTGTTGACTCCAACGGAAGTAGTGCCGCCACTAACATTCAAATAAGAAGCTCCTACTAAGTCAGTTCCCGTTCCGCCGGACACAGCAATTACTGTGAAAGATGATGCAGTACCTACTGTTTCTGCTTCGATATTTATTTTACTATTAACATCGCCAACTAAATCACTGCCATAGCATCTATATCCTGCCGGTAATTTAGCATCGATAATCGCAGCGATCTCATCGATCGTTGTGACGTCCGAAAAGTCTAATGCAGAGACATTGATAGCAGCATCATCGCCACGCTTAATGGCAAATTCGCCATTCGTAACTAACTCAAAAGCAGAAATACTAGAAATAATATTCACTGTCTTGAACAGGCCAGCAGTTGCGCTTACAGCCGTTGTAGGCATGATGTACAACGAGCCAGCTGTGCTCAGAAGATTCGGGGTTTGAGCAAATATATTAGCAGCTAGCGCGTATGTTTCAGAAGATGTTCCGAAATCTGTTCCTACGCTTGCAGCATCGATATACACCCCGTAACTGCCGTATTCTGACACGATAGGAACGTCTTTAGTAGCCAAAACCAAATTGTTAATATTTGGTTCGTTAAGACCGCTAGGCGTCATGCTGACGTTTACGGTCACTATATTGGAAATTGCTAATTTAGCACACATGCCTTCAGTCTAGAGAGTAAAATACTATTGTAAATAAAATTTAAAATACTTGTAAATCTTCAACAAAAATGAGCTGTTTCCGGAGGCGATAGATAATATATTCAGAAAAGCTCGGTGACTTCTGTTTTTTAATTCAAGAAGTATATTAATATTTAATTATATACTCGTTCTACAATTCTACAAATTCTACAAAACTAGTGGGTACTGCTTAGTAAAGGCATTTTGGATTGATCATGAATCCAAAGAAAATAAATGCGCATTTGCCGGCAAAGTGTTCACTTTTTTAATCGTGATAGTGTGTCAAGCAAGATACTATTGTAATGTTGTTAGCTATAATATCTACTGAATAAACGAGTCTATTAACATAGTCTATTTTTCTAGAATATCTCGGGAGTCCTAAAAGTTTCTCGTATGGCGGCGGAGTTTGAAATGGGTTTTGTTGTACAATTTTTATTAACTTCACTAGTTTCTCGTACTGTGGCAATTTTTTGGCTATTTTTAGATCACTTTTCCCGCGAGATGAGTAATTTAGAGTAAACATTAAATTTCCTCGTTATCTAAAAACTCCATCATTTCTTCTACACTATTGAATGGCCCATCTGAACAAGGTATTGGATTCATAATTTTATCGTATTGGTCTGGGTCTGAAAGCAAATATAAGGTCTCAACAAAGGTCTCATATGCATCATTAGGCATCATTACAACGTTTCCGTTTAAGACAATCGTCTCTCCTTTCATTATCTCATCTAGGTAAGGGATTGTTTTGTTTTCGCATACTATAGACTTCATAATCATTTTAACGTAAAATTTATTTGTTTTCTGTCAATTGCAAAGCCCAAAGGTGGATGGTTCCCTTGGATTAGATGCGGTTTTGCTTAAGTAAAAAACCTTCAAAATACTTGTAAATCTTCAACAAAAATGCGCATTTGCCGGCAAAGTACTCACTTTTTTAATCAGTCGTCAGAATATTATGTAGTTTAATATTAATATATACTTTCCCTTCAGTATCTCGGTGACTTTCATTTATTATTCCCAAAGAGATCAGTTTTTGAATATATTTAGCAGTCGTTTGCCTGTTAGCATCCCAAATTCCTAGAAAATCTGTTAGTCGAAAATATGGTTGAGAAAATAATAGCGCCATTAGCTCATCAGAATAGATCTTTTGGCAGTCTCTCGATATTATATGCGTTGTCTCATTGAACAGAGAAGAAATCTGATTGATTTTATTTGTTGTCCATTTGGCTGTCTGCTCAATACCACGCAACATAAATAATATCCAGTCTTTCCAATTATTATCGAACGTCACTCCGCGAAGTAGCTCGTAGTAGCTATTCTTCTCTCGCAAAATATAACGGCTCATAGATAATACTGGATAGTCAAGGAATCCATATTGCACCAACAGTAGAACATTTAATATTCTTCCAGTTCTGCCATTCCCATCGCTGAAAGGATGTATCGCCTCAAATTGATAATGTGCCATCGATAATCTGACTAATGGATCTAAATCATCTTCTCCGTTAATAAACTCTTCCCAGTTTCTTAATTTCTGTAGTATCACTTCCCGGTTATCTGGAGGAGTATACTTTACTTCCCCAGTGTGCGCGCTCTGAAGAACAACACCATGAGCACGAATATCTACATACGCGGCACGAATAATCCGCACAATTTCAATAGATGTGTTAATATTGATAGGGCGATTAGAAGATAGTAACTCGGCGGCCGCTGAAAGCGCCTTCCCAGAATGATATGCTTCTAGAGTCGCCGCATCGCTCTTCTGATTACTAGCATTAACAAGTCTAAATAATTTGTCATTAGTCGTGACAATATTTTCAATCTCTGATGAATCGCGCGCCTCTAATAACGGTAACACGTTGATTAGCATTGTTGGATTGCGTATTCTATCGCACGCACTTTTTAGAAGAAATAGTTCTTCCCTAGCTTTTATTACCGCTTTTAATATTTCTGTTGTTTCGATCAATGCACTACTTTCAAGATTCGGTAGTTCATTGTATGGTATTAGCGGTGTTGGTTTCATAAGAATGTTCAAATTACTAATAAAATTTGAACATTCATCAAGCAGAATGTTCAAATTCTTAATAAAAAACAAACATTCTACTTGTCTTTTAGGACATCTAGAAAATTATAAACTCTAGGTGTTTCAATTCCTTCCAAGAAATTTTCGCTTACCATCTTTTTGCAAGGCTTAAACTGTTCAGGATTGCACATTATCCAATGTATCTTCCCGGGAGATATTTTCCCTTGATCGAATATCTCTGAGTCGACACAATAAAAAGAGACGCTGTTTTCATGTTGCCAATACCTAAGTAACTTCATCGAGATCAATGCATTAAAGTATTTTACGAAATGTTCGGTTGGCATATACGGGAACATTTTTTGTTTCATATCAGCAATCGACTCAAACATCAGAGGTTTTTCGCGAGGAAATATTTTTTCCATCTTCCTTAGCTTAATGAAAATTACTGCTCCCCAGAATCTTATATGAGCTTGAATTAAATTAAACCGTTCCATTTTAGATTTTGAAATATTAAATGGGATCAGCCCAGTAGCCATTAAAAATCTGAAATTCTGCTCTGACGTGAGAAAATTAGCTGGCCATTTTGCAAGCAGGCGTTCCTCCATTGCTTTCACCTTAGCTATTTTTTCTGGCGTCCAGTATTTTGGTTTCTCTAAATAATCTTTTGGGAAAAATTTGCGACGTTTAGTTGTTTTGAAACAATTTAATTTTATCCCATTTTTATTTAATATAATAGGAGGACGCACAAATCTGCTAAATACTTTAGCCGGCCGTGTGGTAGTCGGGCGACTGGCAGTAGTTGATGTACTGTCAGCTGCTTTCGGCAGTTCAGCACGCTCTTTCTTAAATAGAGGCGTCTTGTCGTATATTCCACCAAATGGACTGCTTGTGATAGTAGTGCGCGTTGGGGGGGTGCTTGTGGCACCCATTACTGCAAGATCAGCTGCTTTCTGTAGCTCAGCACGCTCTTTTTTATGTAAAGGAGTCTTGTCATATATTCCGCCAAATGGACTACTTGTGATAGTAGTGCGCGCGGATGATCTCTGCGGAGCAGCTAAAGTATCTATTTTCTTTTCTAGAACAGGAGCGGATCTGCGTACACTAGGAGTAGCGGCACTCTCACTATTTATTTTCTCTAAAGCTGCGCGGGTTTGAGCCGCCATTGCCTTGAAATCTGCATATGTTAATTCTGCCATGTTGCTTTTATTTAGAGTTTTTACGACGATTTATAATTTTATCCTTATGCAGCTTCATGTAACTGAAGAGCGTTGGTGGCGTAATATTAAACTCAAAACACACATCAAGCCGCGTTTTTTTAGGATCGTTAAGAGCTGCTATTAATTCAGCCATTTTTTCTGGTGTGCGTATTTTCTTTTTCCCACCAGTGTATGCTTTCCGTAGCTTCGCCCTCTCAACACCTTCGCGGATACGTTCAACAATCATACTCCTCTCAAATTCTGCGAATGAACATAGTACTTGAAACATTAAGTTGTCCTTAGGGTTACATCCTCCTGTTGGGCTGAATGTCATACCCTGTGTCTTGAAACAGACCGTAGCTCCCCGGTCGTTAATAGTTTGCACTAGTTCTAACAAGTCGTTCATATTCCTGCCGAATCTGTCAATTGAGTGAACATTAACGGTATCGCCGTTCTTTATGACTTTCAACAACTCTGATAATTGTGGTCGCTGTTTAATGGAACCAGTAAATACTTCTAAAAACTCACGGTCACATGGAACATCTGGTAATTGACGTTCGAAACATTGATCGGGGGTAGATATTCGTTTGTAGTTATAAATCACTTTGAATGTCCTTTTTTATATTTTTTATAACTTACTTGAATACCAAAATAAACCGGTTGTCAAGTACTATAAGACAAGGTGCAACATTTTAGTAAACTTTACTCTGTTTTAATTAGCCACTCTGTTTTTATCTTAATTTTCACTCTTTATGTCTGTTTTAGAGATGAAACATCAAAACAGACTAACTGCCATTGGGCAATTGCCTGTTTTGATATACTAGATGTAGGAATG